TTGATTACGCAGTTTCCGCAGCATTTTGAAATATCAAGATTCGAAACAAACGGCGGATTCTTTGCGACTTCAATAAGTCGCTTAACATTTTTGCTTGGTCCATAACGTTTAACTACGCCAATAAACTCTTCAACGTCATGACCTGCAAGATAGTGCTTAGGAAGACCAGAACTATCGCTATAAACAATTTCTCCGTCCTCGTCTCTCATCACTCCAATGTGATAAAGCTCATGTTCAAGCAAAGCACAGAACTCGCTATCGTTTGCCTTTTCACAAAAGCTTGCATCGATGGTGATTAAGTAAACTGGAACGAATCCGAACCAGTCTCGCATTTGCTGCTCTTGGCGGGCCTTCTTCCAGCCACCTTGTTGAAACATAACCTTTTCACATTGGCCGAGCACCATACGCTTAGCTCTCGTATAAGCAGTAGAAGCCCATGCGAAAGCCAAGAAACCCTCATTGTCATGAAGCATCTCAGCGATATGGTCGTGATCTGGATTATGTAAAGGTCCACCAAGCGTAAGAAAATTAGCAACTACCCATAGTTTTAAATCAGGTGCAGGTATTAAACGGAGTGCTTCCTCTTCTTCGGCCTGATCCATAAAATCAGTTGGAGGAAATGGTCTGATCTGATCCATTAAATATTTGCCTCTTTAAATTTTTAAGCCATTGGCTTGCGAAATGAGCTTGGATCTGTAATGGACCAGATTCATTAATCTTAAATCTTGGTGCTGCCTCTAACCGAACAACGGTATATCCCATTGATTCAGCAACATCGTAACGGTCCATACTCCACGCCTTTGTTGCCAGCTTGCCCTTTCGTCCACCTGACCAGGGACCGCCAGCAATTTCAACTAAAATACGATGTTCAATTAAATGAAAATCAAAACGCCAATGCTTAGTAGACTTAAACTGGAATTTCTTTTCGTACTTAATTTCCAGATTGTCTAAAGCTTCAGTAAATTCTTCCTCTGCCTCTAAGTACTTTTGAGTAGCTTTAGGTAGCGGTCTGGATTTAGGCTTGGTTTTAGGTTCTTTTTTCCGAGTTAGCCAAAAATACTCTTTATCGTCCATACCAATAGCCTCTTATAAGAAGCCTTCTGGTTTATTGTTGAGTCGTGCAATTAATTTATTTTGCTTTGCTATGGCTAAAAAAAATCGCTCATCTAAGTGAGCGATCTCTTCTTCTGTTAGGCCTTTGGTTGTGCAACTGCCTGTGTGATTTAGCTCTATTTGGAGCTGTCTAATCTCATGCGTAATTTTTTGAAATTCAGTCATACATACTCCAAAAAGAAAAAGCCCCGCCAATAACTAGTATTTGGCAGGGCTTCATGCGCCGTAATACGCTCGGCAAATTAAAAATTTAAATCTGAAGAAAAATTTATACTTCTTATTAAATGGATAAATTGATTGTATTCATCTTCACTATCGAACGGAAACTCTACTTCAGAACCATCCGAGAAATTAACTAATACGGAGCTAAGGTCTATACTTGATTCTATTTTGACAATTTGATCAAGATTATAATGACATGTACCAACTTGATAGAATTTAGGCAGATTACCCATTTCTTATTCCTGTTTAATTTTATTTAGAAAATTATAAGGCCTAAGCATAAAATTTCATAATTCATTCAATACAAAAAAGCTCACCATTTGGCGAGCTTTTAAAACAATTTGGTGCAACGCTTATAACTTCGTCCCACCATATCACAAATCTAAACCAAGTGTGCTGCACTGTCAAGATTGCAACACCTCTATTTTTCCATCTAAATATGCCAAGCCTTTATCAATCTCAGCACGTACCTTTGCTTTACTACATCTATGCACATTAGCAATTGTTAAATACGACCAATTATTTTCATAATAAAGTATTAAAAACCAAGCCCTTTCTTGTAAAAACTCCCTATTATCATTATGCATTTTAGCCAAAAGTTTGCTTACTTCAACTGCCTCATAATCTTCAATTTCGCATGGCATAGAGACCTTACTTGATCTAATTCTAGTTGTGTCATTTTGGTCAATTAAACATGCTAGAGGATTAGCAGAAACTTTAGATTTTGTTGATCTTACCCATAGGCCATATTGTTCCAACCATTGATGAGCAGAACGTTTAGACCAGTCCATTGTCTTGTTATTAACTTTTGCATTCATGTTTAAACTTCCCTCACATCAATATTGTGAACTGTTTTCATCAGGTGTTTTTTATTTCGGTAACTCGGTAGCTTGCGTGTAGCTATAGACTTCACATCTTCAACAACGTATTCACCTACTGTCGTGAAATAAGTGAAATCGGCAAAATATCTAAGTACTGGTTTAGCTCGTTTCTCCCCTTCTAATTTTGTCTTCGGAGCCAATTCAAATTTTGTGCGATGTTGCAATTCTTTAATTTCACCTCGTTGTTGTAGAGCCTTTAGCTCGATATACCGTTTGTATTCTTTAGTACTGTCAAAAGTCATTCCATCCAATTTAATTTTTGAAGCATTAAACTTGTTACGCCCCTTTTTTACTTTTTGAGCTTTCGGACATGTTGCGCGGTAATCAGCAAGGCTCATTGATGACATCAAGCACCACCTTTCAGTAAATTTTCCAACTGATTAGCAAAGCAGTTATAAACTCGTGATTTATCCTGATCACCTAAAAGGCTTGAAGCATGAGCATCTTGTTTATACTTCTGAGCCAGTTTTTCAATTGACTCACTTAGTTCAACCAGAGTGCTTTGCTTTTTACCGCTGAGTGGTTCAATTGAGCGTGATACGTGGTCAGCCATTTCTTTTTCCATCTGATCGAAGTAACTTTGACGTGCTAAATCTCTCGACTTGATTAGCTCTGGTGAAATAAGCTTTTCCATTTCACGGCGTTGCGCTTCAATCCATTTACTGTCCATTATTTAAGCCCTCTACAGTTAAAATTGCGCTCTGCAATTCATTCATCTTTTGAGTTATCAAAGCGCCTGTTCTTGGATACTTATTTCTTAATCCACCGTTCAGCTTGAAATAACGCCTCATGTAAGCCTTTGCTTCTGGAAGACCACCATACGAATTTATTAATTGCTCAGCTTCACAGTGGTTGCATTTATGCATTTTCACTTTCCCCGTATATTGATTCGTGGTCTTTCAAACGCTTTTCTAAACTTGAGAATGTGACCATGTCACCAGAAGCTCGATAGTTAGAAATGGCAGTTTTTACAACCTCATAACCACCAGCCTGATTAATAATTTCAACTGACTTCACCAGACGCTTGAGTTCAGAAAGGTCTACAAAATATTTTTCTCGGTCAGCCTTGCTAATCTCTACACTTTGACCACATTGGAACTCGAAACCTTCATTCCACTCAGTTGCATTAGAAGGGGCTGAATCTACGATTTCTTTCGCGTATTGCAGCCCTTTATCTCTAATTAATTTAGTTGCTTTCATGTCTGGCTCCTTTCTCATCAAGCTCTTTACGCGCCAACCACCACAAAACCACCGCCCCGCAAATAGCGGCTGTGAATAATGAAATGAGTAAACCCCACGCCAAAATCTCGAATTTGTTCATATATTCGCCCCATCAATTAGCTGAAGAATATTTCGAGGAATCGGCATACCTTCACGGCGGCACATCTCTGCATATTCATGTGGATTATCGAAAGGATCTGGACCTAATTCTTTTGCAAGTTCAGGCTCTTTTTCTTTTGCCTGAAGTTTTTGTACTGGTGCTGGTTTACGACCATTGATTTTTAAACGTTCCATCAATGATTGGAGATGCTTTTGCGCTTCGTCATTGCTCACAGGAACGTGTTTAGGTTCTTTGTGTTCTAGTTGTAGCGGTGGAGTGTAAAACTCTTGCTGACGGCCTTTTAACTGAGCTTTAGCCACCATCACGTTGTAGGTCCCGAAGAAATTATCTTGAGCTGCTCGCATTTGGCCGGCTTGGATCAAATACATAACCTCGTCTAAGGCGTACTTAGTGATTTGGGTAATAACCACGGAACGGTCAGTTGTAAACTTACATGCGCGAGACCAAGCTTCTTCTGGAGACATCCAACTTTCACCGATGCACCAGGTGCGAAACTCGGCAAATGACGGCATAAAGCGTCCACCTGCTGTAAGTAAACGAGCAAGTGCGTTGTTAAATTGGTTTTGTTGAACGCCAACCAGTGTTTTAAGTGCGATTTGCTCAACCACTGACAGAGGAATTGCACTTTCGCCTGTTGCTGGAAATTGCTTATTGAACTGAGCAGCGTAAACAGTGCGAAGAGAAGCGATTAATTGACGCACTTCGTTCAAGGTAATCTCATGCATGACCTACCTCCTCAATCATTGGAAACTTTTTTGCTGGGGTTACATCCACGATTTGAGATTCGCTCTGTTCTTCAAAAAGATTAGCGAAGTAACCCGACTCTTGTGGTTTTTGACCGGTTGAAGTGATTTGCTCTTGTTTCTTGCGGTTTGCAGCAACTTGTTTCTCGTTGTTTTGAACCCAAGAGAACCACTTAACCAACCAGATGCTTGGTGTATTCAACGAACTTGATTCGTTTGCAAAGTACCAGTCACCGAAATTTTGAATCATGATTCTCAAGTCGATTTCAGGTACAGAAACAAATCTTTGTTGAGCAAGTGAGATGAAATCGTATTGAAACTCGCTGTATTCAGAAATGAATTCACGCATTGAGTAACGCTTGTGATCATCGATCTGATACTGAGCAAATTGGATTGGTGTAAATTGCGAATTTTCTTCACGCGCATTACTACTACTATCTATATATTGGTTATCGGTTAACGGTTTATGGTTAAGGTTTTTTTGGCTTTCACTTTCAGAACCCAAAATTAACCCACTGGGTTTTTGTGGGTTTTCAGAATTAACCGAGTCGCCTTCACTTTGGTTTTCTTTTGGTTTTTCCTTACGTGGACGCCCACCTTTCTTACCATTTTCACGATTTTTATCCCCTACTTTTTGATAAGCGGCGATTTCTGAATCACAACGTTTGTTGTGAAACCCGTCTTCCTCTTCCACAAAAAACTCTTGCAGCACAATTAATACTGCATCCCTTTCTTCTTGGGTATTTGCACGTAACCGACGAAAAACCGACTGGGTTTCTTTGGGTAATGGTTTTTCATTCAAATAATAAAAATCGAGAGCACGGCGATAAAAGCACTCTTCAACTGGGCTAAGGTGCGCTGTAGCAACCATAAAGTCGCTGATATGGTGGAGATATTTATACATCAGTGACTGCTCCTAATTTTACAAGACCGCGCATTTCCAACTGACGAATAATTCTTGGAGGAATAAATTCGTTGTTGATTTTGTAGCGAATACGAGACTTTTCTTTCACCTGAATTAGTTTGTGCCCATCCTTCATGAGACGGCGAACTGCTATAGCCTGCCCCCCCATATGGGTTAATTCTTCAAGTTGATAAAATCTTTCCTGAGCCTCAATTGCGGCATTCATAACTGAAAGTGGCATAGCTGCTAATTCTTTAGCCGAATAGATCTTTACTGGTTGTTCCAGTGGAATTACCACCTCTAGCGGTGTGGTGGAAACGGAAATATCCTGTTTTCTTCTTGCTGCATATCTCACTTTTCACCACCCTTTGGCTTAACATAGCCTCCAAAAGAATCAACCAAACACGCCTTGGTTAAGCTGGTTACAATCTGCTGTGCCAACCACTGCGTTATGCGAAATTGACGAGCCATAGCCTCTGAAAATTCAACTTTGGTTACCGCCGCATTATTTTCGTCATACCCTTTGTTGCGTAAATTTTGCTTTTTCACCTCAAATAGGTGGCCAAGTACTCGCAATGCAGGCTCATAGAAAGATTGGATTTCACTTTGCTGGCGAGAATCTTTGATTTGCTGTGTAAAGCTGTTCATGACACCTCCGCTAATGCTTGCTCAGCGCTTGTTAGTCGGCGTTTGGCATTAAGTTCTGCAACTGTTGCTGTGCGGATTTCTTTTGAAGAAACTAGAATCAAATGATTCTCTGATTTGATAGTCCACAACCTAGTCAAAGTTTTATTTTTAACCTCAAATAAATCATTTGATTTGAAAGTACGGCACTCTTTAGTAAGCACTACAACGTCACCTATTAAAAAATCTGGTGAGTTGAGTTCGATTGGTTGTTCTGATAAATTGTTTGTGTTCATTTGATCCACCTCATTTGAATGCCTAACCACTCCTGTTCGCGCAGGTAGTGGTTTTTTATTTGAATAAAATCCGCATGTATTCAGGTGAAGTGAATGCATGTGCTAAATAAACTCGCGTTGCTTCTGCAATTTCAGGTGAGCAATACACATCACTCTCTTGCACAACCTTCAAACCAATGGCTGTCAACAAAAAGCTAATAAACTCAATCTCAGTCCAACCATTTGATTTCTTTTCTGTTTTCATCCGTGAAAGGATGCTCGCATCGACATTTATCATCTCTGCTACTTGTCTTTGGTTGCTAGCGTTAAGTGCTTGCAATATGAGCGATTCGTTATTGCTAGCGCTTGCAGGCAATTCATTTGATACTTTGCTCATGGGTAAGGTCCTAAGCTGTTAATGATCCAAGGTTTTTGCTTTTTGTCGTCTGGGGACGAAGTTCAATCCAAATATCTTGATAGTTATCAGGGAAAAGTTCTTTTCGTGTTGTTAGACCAAGATCTTCAGCAATAACTGCTAGCCTGATTTTTCTATCAAGGGGAATAGCTTTCCATCCACTAACTGATGACGGAGCAATCCCCAGAAGTCTTGCTACCGCTGTGACACCACCTAGCTTGTCTATAAGTTGTGCGTCATTCATAACGTGCTCCTAATTTTTCTTTAATTATTAGGCATTCCTTATATTAAATCAATAGGAATACCTAATTTTATTTATGTTAGGATTTCCTAACATTGTGAGGATAGTTGTATGAACACTCTTGCTGAACGACTTAGATATGCCATGGAAGTATTGCCACCTAAAAAGATCAAAGGTGTCGAACTTGCTCGTGCAGTAGGAGTCAAACCTCCTTCTGTGAGTGATTGGCTGTCTGGAAAATCCAAAACAATGGAAGGTGAAAATTTATTACGTGCTTCAAAATTTTTGAATGTTAATCCTTCTTGGCTTGCATCTGGCACAGGAGAGATTCAATCAAGCACGAGAGATAAATTTAAACAACTGGATATCGAAGCCTTCAAAAAGAAATACAACATTAGTGATAGTGATGAAGCTCTTTTATTTTCAACAATTATCGAAAAACCATTTATCCCGTCATCTAAGCGTTGGGTTCCTGTAAAGGCGTACTCTAAGATGGGAATGGATGGTTATTTTACTGACATGGGTTATGAAGGAAATGCTGGTGATGGATATGTTCCAACCCACTCAGCAGGACCAAGAGCCTATGGCATTAAAGGCACTGGCGACTCAATGTTTCCAGCAATTCGTAATGGCTGGTATGTTGTATGCGACCCTGATGCAGATCTTGTGCCGAATGAGTTTGTTCAGGTGTGCTTGAAGGATGGAAGATGCACAATTAAAGAATTTGTCGGCATCAATGGTGGGGTTTTAAGTTTGCTTTCTGTGAATGGTGGTGAGCGATTTTTCTTTGAAATGGACGAGGTTGAAAGTATTACCGCTATTACAGATATCGTGCCGCCAAGTCAGCACAGACAAGAACATCCTTATTCGCATTAATCACAGGAAGACTTATGGACAACTCTAAACTACCAATCAACCAGATTATTGCTCGCATCAATGATGCTGCGAAACATGGTGAAGCTTTGGTGCTAACAGCCGAAGAAGTGAAGATTCTTTCTAAAGATATTGGCGACAAAGTCTTTATTCCTGTGCTTACTAATGAGCAGGTCGTGCAGTTGGTAAAAGAAGGAAAGCTAGGTCAGAAAATTAATAACACCAAAGATTAATAAGCTGTGAACCCGACACAGTACTTAAAATGTATCTGAAGGAGAAACTATGAAATTTAAAGATAATTTACCTGACAAATACAAATCCAAGATCGTTACTGTAGGCTATCTTGAAACTCATGATGATCACAAAGCACGACTAGAATTAGAATTTGAAAATGGGATGAAGTTGACTATATATGATGTTCCTAAACAAGAGTATCTAAAATTAAACTCTTGCAAATATGGTTGGGAATATTATTTTGCTGATACCATTTATCCAAACTACAAAGACCAGATTGAAATGATTAAGAATTAGATTCGTCCAAGAATTTCAAAATCATCTCAATTAATTCAATTTTGGCATCAACATTTATCCTGGTTAATTTTTCATAATTATCCGATCTCTCAAGAATAATGGATTTATTCCTAAGATCTTCAAAGCATGATCTTAATTGATATAAAGATTCTTTTACTTCATTTAAACACATAACAAACTCCACCCAACCCACCCCGTGTGGGTTTTCTTTTGTCTATTAAAACACAAAAATTAGGTATTTCTAATTTTATTAGGAATACCTATTGACTTAATAATTAGGTTTACCTAATATTTATCTCACAGACAACAAAAAAGCACACCGCCCCTCCCCAGGTCCGATGTGCTTTGCAAACTGCGAGATCAATTATGAACGTAAAAGTTAACTCATTCAACTCATTTGCATTTGTCAGCATGGCTGCTCTTGCAATTTCTGGTGGTTCTTTAGTTGCTTGCCAATTGCAGCCAGCTTTCCAAGCAAAAGAAGCCCCTTCTCTATTTACCCCTAAGACTCAACCAAGTACTTACGGTGTCTTAACTGCCAAAATCACAGGTAAACATTCTGGCGTTGCCGTAATCAAATTAGATAGTTTCCGTTTAAACGTTAGCTTTGATTTTGAAGCTCATCCAGACAGTTACGGCGTTCCGGGTTCTGAATTCACTGCTGTTGAAATTACTCAACTCACAGTAAATGAAATTACTGATGTTAATGGTAAGTCATATAACGATTTCACCGAATTTGAAGACATCCGAAACATCAATGGCCTTCTAAAAGGCTTCATCGAACGTAACAAGTTGGTGGAGGCTTAAAGATGTCTAATTTCAAAAAGCACCCTGACGGCTACAAGTCATTTTTAGGCCGTGATGATAAGGGCCTCTACTCTGTTCGCATTGGCTGGCAAGTGTACGCATCTAATGCTAATGGCTCAGTTCTTTACAAAGTTAAAGACGGATTTAAGACGCCTTTAAATGTGTTCAGGTTCCAAACTTCTTATCCAAAAGTTTGGAATGAACTCACCCAAGAAATCGATTTTCAGCGCAGAAAGCAGCTCGCTATAAAACTGCGTGAAACAAATATCCCTACTTATGACCGCAAAGCTTACAAGCAAAAACGCGGCTTCACCGGCTCTAGATGAGGATAAGAAAAATGACAACTGAAAACTCAAAAGACAACTTACATATCTGGAATGCAGTTAAGCAAACGCCTACCAATTTTCTTAAAAAAATTGAGTTTGGTTATTTAAAAGGTAAATCAGATATTAACCCTCAATGGCGATTAATGGCTATGACTCAGGCCTTTGGTCCCGTTGGTCATGGCTGGACTTATAGACATGTACGTTTATGGTCTGAAACTGCTCCAGATGGAACCATTATGGCTTTTGCTGAAGTAGCAGTAAAAACCAAGATTGATGGTGTTTGGGGTGAGGAATTTTTCGGCAACGGCGGTTCAGCAATTGTTGAAGTTCAAAAAGGCAAATTAGTAGCGATTGATGAAGGTTATAAAAAGGCCGTTACTGATGCTCTTGGTGTAGCGTTTAAAGCTATTGGTGTGGCAGCTGATGTTTACCTCGGTAACTTTGATGGAAGTAAATATCTATATAACTATGACTATGCATATCTAGAGCAAAATGCCTCAACCCCAGCAGGTCAAAATTCAAACCA